GGTGCTCAATTTTCAGCAGAAGTAGGAGTTCTTACGGGAGCTTCTCAATTAGATAGATACAAGCAAGGCGAAGAACTTACTTGGGGGAACTTGTTTAATGATGCATTTTTTAATACAGGTTTTGTATTTACTATGCAACGAGGAATTAAAGCTTTTGAATCAAGCCATAAAGCATACAAAAAATGGAGAGACACTCTTACTCCTGAAGAAGCATTTCAAAAAAAGATACAGGACCAATTAGAAAAAAGTTCAGAAGAAGTATCAGAAAGTATTAAACCAGAAGCAGATGCTTCAACTCCTGAAGGAAAATCAAATGCCGAAAATGTTAAGCGTACTACAATAGAACAGCTTAAAGAAAGTAACTATAAAGAGTTAAGAGATACTGGCATTGCAATAGACCATGTATTAAAGCAAATTCCAATATATATAGAACTTATGAAAGATACTCAAAAAATGGGTGTCAAAGAAATTGGAAGATGGAAAGATAAGATGAAGGAGGTTTCTGAAATATTAAACGGAGCAGAGCTTGCGTTGGATAAGATTTCAGAAAAAGGAAAGCCTGTTTATATTAAAGAAGAAGTTAGTCAAATGAGGACTGATATTAAAGAATTTAGAAAGTCTTTAGACAACTTGCTACATAGAAAAAAGGATACCGCTACAGAAAATCTTAAGGCCGAAGCAGCTGAAAAAACTCGACTTATTAATTTTATAAAAACTAAAGGCAGAGAAAAAGAGGGGAAAGACTATCAACCTGTTATTTTTGAAGAAGGGGCGACAAGAGAAGTTCCATTAAAAGACCTTGGGAAATTAAATTTAGAGCAATTACAATCAATAGAGTCAAGCCTTGTGCAAGCAGCTACTAAAAAAGTAATTGTTTCAAAAGACAAAGAGATATCTTATGAAAACATTGAGATTGATGTAGAAAGCAAAGGTTTATTAAATAAAAATATAGAAAAAGATACTGGTATAAGTAAGACGGAGAAAGAGATTGTAACTGACTCAAACCTTACAGAGACAAGTAAAAATATACTTGCTTATGCAATAGATAGCCTTGTAAATCTAGGGAGACTTAGGACTCCAAAAGGAGGGAAAGAGCTAGCACCTACAAAGTTAGCAAAAGAAGTTTTAGAGTTTTCACAAAAAGAATACGGAAAAGATATAAACAAATTAACCCCTAACGAGCAAACAACTATCATAGGTAATTATTTAAATAAAAAATACGGAGTAGAGGTTGTAAATATAAAAAATGGTCAGCTCACAGATGGTCCAACCTTATTAAAAATGCTTGGAGGCGATGTTGAAAAAGCTAGCGTTTTATCAAAAGATTTAAATCAGAAAATAAAATATTTAAAAGAAGCATTTCACCAAGAAGGAAGTATAAAAAATATAATCGGTTTTGACCTTATGACCCCTAAAGGCAAGCTTTTAGAAGTGCAACAAACAGCTGCAATAAAAAGATTTGTACCAAGCATAATTGAAGGTGCAAGGAAAAAGATTAATCAATGGCTGAAATCAAGCAAGTTTAAGTATAAAGCTAAAGATGGAACTGAGTTTTCAAACAATGAAATATCAATGGCATGGGAAATGTCTGTAAATGGAAAATTTAGGCCAGCGGATTTTGCTGAAACACGCATTAACAATATAGATTTAAAAACTGGAAGAGTAGTTTATAAAGTCCCTAATAAACCAGCAAGAACATTATATATTCCTGAAAGTATTTTAGGAAAAGTTAAAAAGCACATAAAAGAAAATAAATTAAAAGGAACTGACAAGCTTTTTAAATTTAAAGACACTAAGCAGGCTAACGAAGTTCTTAATGCTATGATTTTAAGCTCACCTAAAAATATAAGACCAAAAATCCTAGACCAATTTACAAATAAAGTTTACGAATGGGGTACTACAGAAAAGACAGCAAACTTTGCATTTGGAGATGTTGTTGTTTCTGGTAAAAAAATAAGTGTCGACCAGCCAGCTAGAATTGTAAGAATGGTATATGAAGGAGAGACGACTCAAGGAGTAAGTGTAGCTGAGCTTTTAGGCCATACTGGTGGACCAAAAAGTAAAGCACAGGTTGAAAAAAATTATCAAGGCGGGCAAAGGCAAAAAACAAAAGACAAGACGGACATTGAGCCTACTACACCACCTACTAAAGGTGCAAGAAGAGATGCTATTGAAACTATAGAGCAGGCAAAAGATAGACATTTAGATATAGCATACAAAACTAAGAATAAAAAAACAAAAAAGATTCAAGAAGAAATTGCAGCTGAAAAAGATATAATATTATCAGCTTTAGGCGAAGGCACGGGAGCCAAGTTTTTTAAAGACAAAGCATTAGAAATATTATCTCGTCACAAACAAACACACATTGATGCATTGAAAGATAAAAGTTTAGATGCAAAAAGTATCGAGTTCCATAAAAATTGGATTAAAAATTATACCAATGTAAGCAAAGTTATATCTAAAGGTTTTAAAGGCTCATCTAAACTTAGGCTATTTGATGCAGAAAAAAATAAAAGAATTACAATAGATGAGGCTAGAAAAGTGGGGTACGCAGCTAGAGATTACCATATTAAAAAATCAGGTAAATGGAAATCGGGAATGTCTAAAGCTGAAAAATCTAAAATAGAATCTAAACTTATCGAAGAGAGTGTAATAGATGCAAAAAAATACAATTTAAAGAAAATATCTGAATTAAACTTAGAGCAAGTTAAAGAACTTGTTGATGCTATAAATGCAATGGATTCAGTTAACTCTCAATCAAAATTTGGAGCAAGAGAAGCTAAATTTTTCAAACATGTATCTGATAACTATAAAGACTTGTCTCGTGATGATATTACTTTAATGTTGCGTGATTTAGGAGTTAAAGATGGTGATGTTAAAAATATTAAACACATAGAAACATTTGACATTCTTCAAGGAATGATTGATGGAGCCTATGAAAAAATGCCTCAATCATATAATGCTACAAGCGAAACTTTAGCCCTTACCAATCCCGAAATAGTAATGCCTCAACTTACAACAGGTGCAAAGATTTGGCACGGGTTTGCATCTTTATTAAACAGGTACGAACCAACAAAACCTATAGCTAAACGTCTTTTTAATTCCGAAGTATATAATTCACATTATAAAAAAATAGCTACAGAAACTATTGAATCTGTAATGCCTAAATTAAAAAAAGCTGGATTTACAAAAGAAGAAGCATATATGTTTATGTTTATAGATAAAAAAATGTACACAGGTGAAAATGCAAAATTTTTATCAAAAAGAGAAGTAGAATTTATCAATTTAATGAATGCTAAAGAGGCTAACCCTATCAATAGTGCAAAAGCTGAAATAGTTAATATGTATAAAAGATATTGGGAAAAAGCAAAAGAAGTAATTATGGACTCTGATTGGGCATCTAAGATGAAAAAAGAAGACTATATAAATTATCTTAATCAGAAATTTATTGAAAATTATTACACTAGAAGAGTCTCTCCAGAAGTTTTAAAAGCGCTGCTAGATAAAAGAGGAAATGTTTGGAAAGATTTATTCAATAAAAATCTTGATGCTGAAATATCAAAAATGAAAAGAAAAACAAATAAAAAAGGCAAGTTTATTGAAACTGAAAGCGCATTTAAATTAAGAAAAGCAGAAAAAAGAAAAGACCCCTCTACAAGAAAAAAAATAGAAGATGATATGGAAAGATGGTTTTTCTCATCAGGCACACGTCTTGATTTTGGTATTATGAAAAATAGAAAACTTGATTTACCGAGAAAAGTTTTAATCGATGTCAAAAATAAAAAAGGTGAAATTACAGGCCAAAAAGAAGTCAATTCATATATAGAAAAGTTTGATGCTACTGTCGGCTATTATGGTGTTGGTATGTCAAAAATGATAACAACATTACAATTTTTCCCTGAATTTACAAAGATAGGCCAAAAGTTTGGAGGAGGACAGTTAAGTTCAAACCTATTTAAAATTATGGAAGGTGGAGTTAATCAATTTGGAGTAAATGCAGAGTGGGCACATTATATTAAAAGCGGACTAGAAAACCATTTAGGGTTAAATCAATCAAGAGAAAACATTGGATTTAAAAAGAAATTAGGAATCTTGTCATCTACAAGTGCAGCTATTGGACTTTCATCTCCTACATCAGGACTAAAAAACTTGGCAATAGGTATCCCTCGTTCAATTGGTCATTTTGGATTTGCAAATACAACAAAAGCCCTTTACAGATTTATGACAAACAATGAAGATTTAATTAGAAGAGACTTAAATTGGGTAAAAGATTACGGCTCTAAACAGTTAGTATTAGAAGCTCAAGAAACTATATTTGAAAGACTTCCGCTTGTAGGCCACAAGCTTACAATGGACAATCTTTTTTCGATTAATATGATGACAAAAACAGAAGGGGTTAATCGTATCGTATCATCATATGCTGGAAATATGGTTTTTGAGCAAATGAATTCAGCTTATCATGGAAAAGGTAGAGCTGGAGTTCTTTCTTTAGGTGGAAAAAAAGAGATACTAAGAACATATAAAGATGTTTGGAGGTTGAGCGAAAAAGAAATAAAATACTTGACTGAAACATCTTATGAAAATCTTAATACAAAAAATAAAAAATTAATGGACTTTATTACTCTTAAAGTTCAGCATTATTCACATGTTGCAACTCAAGGCTCTACATCCGCTGCTCTTTTACCTAAATGGATGTCAACTGATTATGCTAGACCTTTAACACTGTTCCAACGAATGGCATGGTCAACAACTACTGATATACGTACAAATTATTTAGAGCCAATAATCAAAACTGGCAACGCTATGCCATTATTAAGAGCTACAGTTGCTCATGGATTAAGTGGATATGGATTATATAAATTTTACGAATTTTTTATGGGGTACGAAGTTCCTGAGCAGCTTGATGACAATGCTTTAAAAAGAGTTCTTCCTTATTTGTGGAGGTCTGAATTCTTTGGATTGTTTGGAGAGCTTTTTAACCCACACTCATCATTTTTATACGATAAAAACAAAGGGCCTTTAGATTTGTTTGGTGGTGATGCAACGCAGGCTAGAGGATTGCTTGAACCTGTGATTATTAGAAACGCAGCTTTATTGGTAGAAAATGCTCCTGAAATATTTAAAGGTTTATTCCCTGGCGAACTTGAAGGAAAGCAAACTAAGCTTGTAAGACAAGCATTAAAAGACTTTGTCACACAATCAACTGTAGTATTTGGTCAAGCCTCAAGAATATACGACAACTATCGTTCATCTGATTTAAAATCTCACAGGCAATTAAAACAAATATCAAGAGAGTTTATGAAAGATAAAGGAAAAACATTTCCAAGAGTTATGATGCAAAACTTTAGAAGCCCTTATTATCGAGATTTAAAAGATAGTTTTTGGCATAAAAATGAACAAGAGTGGGCAAGAACTTACTGGAATGCATATAATTATCTCGTAACAGAATATCAAAATGATGGATACCTTAGCTTTACTGCTCATAAAAAAGCTAAACAAGCTATTAAGCAATCGTTGTCATTTATGAATCCTGTGAAACAATTTTCAGAAGATTCAAAAGGAAGACTTCAATCTAAAAAATCTGAATTTTTGGCATTTCTAAAAAAGAAAGACCCTGAAAAATATAAAGAAGCAATTAGGTTGGAAAAAGAGTTTGAATTTAGAATGAGGAAAATAAATAGCATTGTTAATAAATATCAAAAACAATATTCTGTATTTCCTATTAGTCCAAATGACAAACCTAAATATACAGGTAAATACTTCGGCATATATTAATCTTGAAATATTTTTTTGATTGGCAATAATACCATCTGACTTGCGTCGTCATCACCACCCATTACAAGTCTAGCATCACCGCTTTCATGTAACTCTTTTATACGTGATTTAAGTTGTTTAACAGGCATTACAAATCCACCTTTAATAGTGTTCTTAATTGACAATAATTGTATCCAAGTACGTGCATCTGTGGTTGATATGCCTGATAGTTTACCACGACACCTCACCTCGATTGCAATATTGCCTGTTGTAGCCCATATATCACGTTCGGTCTTAACTT